ACTATGTTTCATTAGAAGAAAGCGTAGATAGGCAGCAAAATTTAGAGAAGCAGTTTGCCGAATATGGAATTACTCCAAAGGCAGTTATATCCAAAAGATATTCTGAGTCTGATGATGAAATTACCGGAAAATTTTTAGACCAAATGAATGGAGGGACAATTGGTTGTGCAGTCTCTCACATTAAGGCAATTCGTAGATGGTACGAAGAAACCGATGAAGATTATGGATTCTTTTGTGAAGACGATTTAAGTCTTGAAACCATTCAATATTGGGACTTTACATGGGAAGAGTTTATTGAAACAATTCCCGAAGATTCCTTATATGTGCAGTTACTAGTAATCAGAGATAACTATGAAACATTTGAAATAAGAAAAAAATTATGGGATGATTGGGCGGCAACTGCATATATTCTTACACGAGATTATGCAAAACTCTTGATTGATAGCTATTGTCGGGGCGAAAAAAAGTTTCATCTTGAAATTCCCGGTGTTAATAATTATGCAGTTCCTCTGGTTGAAAATATTTTATTTGAAACAATTAATAAAGGTGGTTCCGTAATTCCTTTATTTGTAGAAGATATCAAGTTTGCTACTACATTTTCCCCAGAGGAAGATGGGGAAGTTGAAAATAATCAAAAAAGAGGTCATTATGAGTCAAGAGAAACTGTTCTAAATTATTGGAAAAACAAAGAACAAATGAAATCATTTGCAGTTGAGAAAGTAGAAGAAAAAGAAGAAGAACCTCAAGATTTTACGATGAATCAGATTGAGTATCTTCTTACACAATATACTAATGACCCAGAAAATGCCGAAAATAATCTCAAAGTGGGTGCTTGGTATTGGAATCAAAGGCATACTGCACCTGCACTTTCATACTTTTTAAGATGTGCAGAAAGAGCAGAAGATCCAAATCTTGCTTATGAGGCACTATTATGGGCTCATTTTTGCTATGAAATGCAAGGAACAAGAGATTTGACTTCCCGTGGTTTACTTCAACATGCAGTATACACCTTACCAAATCGTCCAGAAGCATATTATCTTCTTGCTAAGTTTCATAGTAAGAGAGAGCAGTGGACTGATGCTTATATTATAGCAACTCAGGGTTTGAATTTAACAGAAAAGGATTTACCTCCACTTAAACATGATGTTGGATATCCTGGAACTTATGGTCTTCTGTTTGAAAAAGCAGTTTCTGGTTGGTGGTGGGGTAAAAACGAAGAGTCTGGTTTAATCTTTAAGGATTTGTATGAGAACCACGATATGCAAAATGAGTATCGTGGTTCGGTTTTGGACAATCTTAAAAAGTATTTTCCAAGTTATTTGGTTCCGGACAATTTTGATTGGGGAGGAACAGATCCAGAATATGCTCAGATGTTTACCAATGAGAATTTTATTGAGAGAACATATGAGAAACATTGTCGTATTAAGACGGGAGACATTGTAATTGATGCCGGTGCAAACTGCGGTTCATTTACATATTCAATTTTAGGTAAAAATCCCAAGCAAGTATATTGTGTTGAACCTTCCAATACTCTTATTCATTCTCTGAAAAAGAATGTTGGGCATGGTCCAGTAACTTTCATTAATAAGGCAATTTCAGACTTTGAAAGTGATAGTGTTGTGATTGCTGATAGGGGTGTCTACATCTATGAAAATAATGGAAATGAATATTCCACAACAACATTTAAAAAGATTATTGAAGAAAACAACATTACCCAAGTTGATTTTTTAAAGATTGATTGTGAAGGTGGGGAGTATTCTATTTTTACGAAAGAAAACTACGATTTTATTATTAAAAATGTCAAGCACTGTGCTGGAGAATGGCACATTAATGACCATAAAGATGCAATAGAGAGGTTCATTGAATTCCGAGATTTATATCTCACCAAATGTAACTTACTTCACGTTTATGAAAGAAGCGGTAAGGAAGTTACCGAACACATCTTTGATGATACCTACCTCTACGGATTCAGAGAATATTGGAAAGATACTTATCTTGGACAGTTTATTATCTACTTTACCTTTAATAATTCAACCGAAGATAGTGTAGATGTTGTTGAAGTCAGTGAAAGTGAGAAAATAGACATTATTCTTCAAGGTAAATATACTGAATACACTGATGAGATTATTGATGAGTATTTAAGAGTACCTTTTGTAAATAATATAATCGTTTCTTGTTGGGGGGATGATAGGCCCGACCATTATCGCTCACCAAAAGTTAAATATGTTAGAAGTGTATATCCATTAACTCCGGGAACTTGCAATAAAAATTTACAGATTACAACATCTTTTGCCGGAATTAAACTCTGCGAAACAAAGTTTTCTGTAAAGATGAGATCCGATCAAAAATATAATTACAATAGTATGATGAGTATGTATGAATTTTTTATGAAAAATCATACAAATGATAATATTTTTGTTGCAGGAATGTTTCCTTCATTACTTTTTCATCCAAGAGATCACATTTATTGGGGAGAAACAAAGGATCTTTATTGCTTGTTTGATATTCCTTTGGAGTATAATAGTCTTATTGATAAAGTTCGTATTGGAAAATATGAACTTGCAGAATATTCAAACTATTTGACACGACCTGAGACTTATATTGGAGCACATTACTGTGCTAAATTTGATGACTGTGTTAAGAAAATGCTGATTGAACCTGAGAAATACCTTTATGATGATGCAATTAATTGGCAATATGCTAAGGATTTTAGTGATAGAATAACTCCTTTAATTTTTAAATCTTTTTCAAGAAAATGTATAGATTTTGATTGGACCTGCAAACCGGGATTTACAATTCAATCATATCTGGATGTCTGTTCTTGGCACGAAGATGGTTTTTAATATAAATTAAATATACTTACTAAAGAGGAAAATAAAATGAACTTTGCCGTATATACTAAGAATGATTGCCCATATTGCTATAAAGTCAAACAGGTACTAGAGTTGACAGGAAAGAACTTTGTGGTGTATAATTTGGGAGATGACTTCACTAAACAAGAGTTCTATGCGGAGTTTGGGGAAGGTTCTACATTCCCACAAGTTATTTGTGATGATAAAAAACTTGGCGGATGTACTGATACTGTTAAATTTCTGAAGGAACAACAGATTGTATAATGCCAGACATAAATAATAGCATAACACCCAATCGTGGTGTAGAACTTATACTTACTGGAGGAAAAAGAAAACAACCTAAACTTTTTCATCTTATATTCGAGAAGATAATTTCCTTTTTCAAACGAGAAGTAACCATCTATCTTGAATTTTCGATAAAGTCAAGGAAAGTCGAGTAGTTTCCCAGGAGAACAAAAATGTTGGCAACTAGTTTAGTTATAGGTTCATTCTTAACCGTACTATTTTTTGTAATGGGTCTATTGTTAGGTTGGGTCAGTAGAGAATATATGATGACTCATCAGGAAGGACCAAAGCAAATTGCCTATCATCCGGAGTTTTATAATAAGGACGGAGATCTTATTGATGAAGAAATTGTTTCTGTAAGATTTGAGCCAGGATATTTTGATGATGGAGATGAAGATCTTGACGACGATGAAGAATAAACTCTAAATATCATTACAATTATAATTACATATTAAACAATTATGACAGCGACAAAGGCAAAAGCAAAACCAAAAACAACCGCCTCAGTAAACGAAGATTTACCGGCAAATCCTTTTGTATTTGAGATTTTAAATCTTGTATCCAAGCAGAGGACCAACATTAAAAAAGTTGAGATTCTGAAAAAATATGCAGATCCATCACTCAAAGCAATTTTTATTTGGAACTTTGATGAGAGCGTAATATCTGCTCTTCCAGAAGGAATTGTTCCATACTCAAGTGTTGGGGAGCAAAATTCATTCAGCGGAACTCTAAGTGAAAAAATAGAAGATGCCGTGGGTAAAATGAGTGAAATGGGTTCTAATTCACTTGGTTCTCAAGACCAAGGATTTTCTTCAATTCGTAAAGAGTACACTAGATTTTATAATTTTGTAAGAGGTGGAAATGATGGACTGAGTTCTCTTCGTAGAGAAACAATGTTTATTAATGTACTGGAGGGTCTTCATCCTCTAGAGGCAGAAATTCTATGCCTAGTAAAGGATAAGAAACTTCAAACTAAATATAAGATTACAAAAGAAATTGTTGCTCAGGCATATCCAGAAATTGTGTGGGGAGGTCGTTCGTGAGTAGAGTTCGTAATGTAGAAAGCAATATCACCGAGGAGAAAACTACTATGGAATGGACTCCGGAAGAAAAGAAAGATATTCCTCCTCGTTATGGGTGTGAGATTCTGATTGAAAACGCATCACTTGCTCAGGTTAAAGATCCTTCTTTTCCTAATGATGCATATATCGTATCTTATACATTAAAGGGAAACTCTTATATGGATTTGTGTCGTGGTACAAGAGTTAAAATCTTTGATATGTATTATGATAAGTTCGGCCCAGATGTAGTTACAAAAATTGATTGGGGATATGGAAGAGTGTCTCCTAAGATTTGGGGATACAGAGCACCCGAAAAGAAAAAGAGAAAGTGATTTCCCATATCGGGCAAAAAAATTCCCCCAAAATTTTTGCTCCTTAAGGTTTTTAAAACAGTAGCGTACTGATACATTTTTAGTATCGGTTGCTACTTTTTTGATTTTGTGGTAATATATATTGTATCGTTCATCTGGAATAATCCAGACGGAAGTAAGCCGACGCGGAACGGATCGTTCATTCGCTATTCGCAAATAGCGAACGCAAACGCCGACTGAAGGAACGCTCTTTAACCTAAAAACTAAGGAGAAAACCTAATGTCACAAGTCGTATATCGTGGTGTCTCTTATGACACCGAAGTTCGTCGCCAGCAACAACAGCAGGCGCAACAGCAACCCCAACAGTATAATGAGACTTATCGTGGGGTTAAGTTTGTAAAGGAGGCGAAGTGATGAAAAAACTCAACTTCCTACAACTTATCAAAGAACAAAAACAAAAAGAACAGCGTCGTCATTTAGCACAATTAGCACAACTAATCGGAGCAAAATAATGGCAAATCTCATAGTCTCAATGAGTGCCGGAATAGTTCTTTTGACTATTATTTTATCAATGTATATTCAGTGGCTTTATAAGTGATATTTTTCTAAAGAGAGGATTGACAAGTCCTCTCTTTTTTTGTATAATCAAAACAGAATATTAATCTAAATGGATAAGGACAAACTTAAATTAATTATTCGGAATATGGAACTGCTCTTGGACGCACTCAAGGCAGAAGTATATCCAGATACTCAGCAATATAAGTATGATGATATTCGTCCAGAAGAAGTTGACTATGATGAGGTTTTTTAACTAATGTCTTTAAGAGCAAAAAAACTTGTAAAATTGTTGGAAAGATTGATTAGGCAGGACCACCTATATTCCGATGAACAACTTAAGCAAATGAAATCACAACTGCGAGTTGTAAAAGAAGAACTTGCGGAACTAGAAGCAAAAACATCAAAAGGATTTGGAAAATGAAACCAATTAAAGCAAAAGACCTTCTTGAACTTGACCAACATATGAAAGTTGTGATGCTTCGTCAGACACAACTTCCTCAAACTCTGGTTTATCAGGGAGGTAAGAATGATTATAGTGAAGACCCCATTCATACTAAGTTTCCTCCAAGTGAGAAGGACTGTGGTAAGTGGGTGATTGAACAACTCCTGGCAAATGAAAGAGGGCACTGGGGACCGCTGGAGCACCCTGCCATTTCTCTGGACTGTGTTGGATTCGTTCATAATGTCATCGTACAGGCACGAACTCATCGTGTTGGTGTAAGTTTTGATGTTCAGTCGCAGCGTTATACCGGTCGTCGTGTACTTAAAGTTGCCAAGGGTGAACTGAAACCTGAAGAAGTTTATTATGTGCGTCCAGAAGGTCTCTACCTGGACCGTAAAGGGCACAAGTATGAGTGGACTAGGGAAGACTACGAAAGGCAGTTAAAGTTCTGTCTGGCAGCATCTGAGAGGTATGCTGAGGGTTACGAACAGCGTGGTATGGCAGAGGAACATCTCCGTGATTATCTTCCTCAGAATATCCGCCAGAACTTTGTAGTTTCATTCTCTCTTCGTGCCGCACTTCACTTTCTTGACCTTCGTGCTAAACTGGATGCTCAGGTAGAAATTCAGGCTCTCTGTGAAGGAATGGTTCCTGTAATGAAAGAATGGGTTCCTGAAATCTTCAGTTATTATGAGGAAAAGAGGCTTAGAAAAGCAAAACTTTCACCTTAAACAAAACCTAAATAAAAATGCCTGAAGTTGACTGCAATCTCTACAGGTGGGAGAGGTTAAACTTCTCCCTTATAAATATTAATGCAGTCAACTAAAGAGCAGTTATGGTAAATCTTAACAGATTTTATACTTATGCTTATTTGCGTGAAGATAGAACTCCTTATTATGTCGGTAAGGGAAATGGTGATAGGGTTTATAGAAAAAGATTAAAGGGGGTTAATGCTCCTAAAGATAAATCCAGAATAATCTTCCTGAAACAAAACATAACAGAGGAAGAAGCGTTCAAGCACGAGAAGTATATGATTGCTGTCTTTGGTAGACTAGATTTAGGAACTGGTATTCTTCATAATAGAACTGATGGTGGTGAGGGAATGTGTGGATATAAACATTCTGAGGAGACTAGAAAAAAAATTGGAGAACTTAGTAAAGGTAGAAAATGTAAAGATGAAACTAGAAAAAAATTAAGTAAAGCAAGTAAAAATAGAGTTTGTAGTGAAGAAACTAGAAAAAAATTAAGTGCATCAAAGACTGGTAAAAATAATCCTATGTATGGAAAAGAAATGAGTGAAGAACATAAACAAAAAATAAGTGAAGCAAATACGGGAAATAGTTCTTGTTCTTGGAATAGAGGTAAAAAAATGGATCCTTTCAGTGAAGAACATCGAAGAAAACTGAGCGAATATGCAAAAAATAGAAGTGAAGAACATAAACAAAAATTAAAAGAAACGGCAAAAGGTAGAACATCTCCTAATAAAGGTAAAAAAATGAGCGAAGAACATAAAAGAAAAATAGGTGAAGCAAATAGAAAAAGATGGGAAGAAAGAAAAAAAATAAATTAATATACCCCTAAATATTTTTGTAAATTATTATAACTTATGTGCCCTACTTATAGATTTGAGAATACGGAAACGGGTGAAATCTTTGAGAAATGGATGTATATGGCGGACAAAGACCCATATCTCAAAGAAAATCCTCACATCAAACCACTTATTCCAACACAAATGAATGTTGGTGAAGTAGGTGATTGGCGGAATAAACTAACCTCCAAGCACCCTTCGTGGAACGATGTCCTAGGTCGTGCCCAAAAGATGCCCGGATCAAAAGTACAAAAACTCTAAACACTTATGGCAAGAAGAAAAAGAGCAGAGCAACCAATCGGTGTTGATCTTACTACTCGTCAAGCAAAGCGTAAAAAACCGTTAAGTGGTGAATATCTAGTAGATATTGATCCACTTACCGAAAATCAAAAGAAACTTTTTGATTCTTATGCCAATCAAAAACATTTAGTTGCCTACGGGTGTGCCGGTACTGGTAAAACTTTTATCACCCTTTATAATGCTCTTCGTGAAGTCTTAGATGAAAAAACACCTTTTGAAAAAATCTATCTTGTTAGGTCATTAGTTGCCACAAGAGAAATTGGATTTCTTCCCGGTTCTTATGATGACAAGTCGGATATTTACCAGATTCCTTATAAGAATATGGTGAAGTATATGTTCCAACTTTCAAATGATGTTGAATTTGAGATGCTTTATGGCAATCTTAAGTCTCAAGAAACCATTAAGTTCTGGAGTACTTCATTCCTCAGAGGAACCACGCTTGATAATTCTATTATTATTGTGGATGAGTTCCAAAATATGTCATATCACGAACTAGATTCTATTATCACTCGTGTTGGTGAGAACTCAAAGATTATGTTCTGTGGAGATGCGTCTCAGAGTGACCTTCAAAAAACAAATGAGCGTAATGGAATCGTTGATTTTATGACAGTATTGCGTAAAATGCCATCTTTTGATATAATTGAGTTTGGTGTAGATGATATTGTTCGTTCCGGACTTGTCAAAGAATACATTATTGCTAAACTAGAAGCAGGTTTTTAATGTTTAATCATCTTGATAATGTACTTCCTCAACTTGAAAGAGAAACGATTGATGGAGTCCGATATTATTCTGTGCCAGATGAGGACCAACTGCTGAAGTTGGTCTCCATCACTTCGGTAACCAGTCATTTTAATAAGGAAATCTTTGTCAAGTGGCGTAAGAGAGTTGGTGTAGAAGAGGCAGATAAAATCACCAAGGCAGCAACCAGTCGTGGAACTGATATGCACACCCTGGTTGAGAACTATCTTTACAATAGAGACCTTCCTCCGGTTCAACCCATATCAGATTTTCTTTTTAAGATTGCAAAATCAGAACTGAATAGGATTAATAATATCTACTGTCTGGAAGGAGCTCTATATAGTAAACAACTTGGTGTTGCCGGTACTACTGACTGTATTGCCGAGTTTGATGGAGAACTTGCCATCATAGACTTTAAGACTTCTAAAAAACCAAAACCAAGAGATTGGATTGAGAATTATTTCGTTCAGGCTATGTTCTATGGAATGGCACTTTACGAGATGACAGATATTAAAGTTAAAAAACTTGTAATTATTATGGCGTGTGAAAATGGTGAATGTGTTGTTTATGAAGAGAGAGACCTGAACAAATATATGAAACTTGTTGTGGAATATATTAAAAAGTTTGTGAATGATAAACTTGAACTAATGTCTGCTTGACTAAACGATTATTTTATTTTATAATACATATTATTACTCTTAAATTATGGCAAATATATTAGAGACATTTCTAGAAATTAATATAGAATCTATGGAACAAACGGAAACGAACAAAGAATTAGAAAAAGCAATAGAAGATAAGTTTCTTACTCCTTCCAAGTTTGCTTTAGAAATTGAAAAAATAGTTGCAGAAGAAAACTGCAATTATATTGATGCTATTTGTCATTATTGTGAAATCAACGGTATTGATGTAGAATCGGTTACTAAACTAGTTTCTAAACCTCTTAAAGAAAGACTAAAGTATGATGCGATTAGTCTTAACTTTATGAAGAGAACCTCTAAAGCGAAATTGCCTATCTGATGTCACCTTTTGAAACTTATCAAGCATATTTGGGAATCAAGAATCATTTCACCAATCCCAAATATGATTACTTTAAATATAAAAAAACAAGAGCAACACTTACATCATTTAATAAACGCAAAGACAAATATTTTTTCGAGAAAAGTTCTCGTAAATATTCGGACAAAGAAATAGTAGATTTTTTAGTATCAAACTTTATAGTAGCAGATAATCCCCAAAGCATATGGATTGGCGAAATTATCAATTCTGGAGAAAGAAACTACCAAGAATGGATGAGAAGACAACAGAGTTTGAGTTACTTATTCAAGGAACAATCAACAGAATTGTTCTCGGAAGTAAAATTAGAAGATGCTTTGAACTGCTCCAAAGGACATCCACCAATTCTAAAAAAATTCCTGAGCGGGAAGATTTGTATTGAAACTCTGGTAATTTATGATAGAATATTCCTGTTCGGGAAACAATTTGACAAGAAACTTCTGGACCCAATATGGGAAACCGTAAGTTTAAAAATTAAGAAGTATACGCCATTTCTAAATATTGATGTGTTTCAGTACAAGCGAATTTTGAGGGATATTATAAATGAGTAGTTTTTTTGATTCTGAACTTATTCAGGAAGAACTAAAAGAAATTAATGAACTTCAGGAGTTTATATACAATAGTATTTTAACTTTTGGTATGATGCCCCGAGAAGACAAACTGGAACATATTGAAAAAATGACACGACTGCTTGAGAAGCAGAGAATTATGTATACCAGACTTTCTCTTTCAGATGACCCTCAGGCAATTGAGATGAAAGAGAATCTGAGAAAGTCCGTTGCTCTGATGGGATTTCCGCCAGAGACTGATATGAGTATTCTTTTCAGTAGTATGACAAAAACCATTGAGTCGCTCAAAAAGTATCTTGACTGATGAGCGATTTTTTGCTATAATTATGTCTTTTACTAAATAATAATAAGCAAAAGACATAAAATGTTTAACAAATTAAAAGAATTTTCTAATTACCTTATAGAAGATACTGGTAAAGTATTTTCCATATCTAAAAAAGATTATATAAATTTTTATGAAAATAATTATGGATATAATTTTGTTTCTATGAAAAATGATAATAATAAATGGGTCTCTGAATATGTGCATAGATTAGTTGCTAAATCTTTTTTAGAAAATCCAAATAATTATCCAAATGTTCTCCATTTGGACGATAATCCAAAAAATAATAATGTTAATAATTTAAAATGGGGAACACAATCCGAAAATATTTTATTGTGTTCTTTAAATGATAGAATGGCAAGACAAAATCAATATACTAAAAATCCAATAATTTGGACGCTGAAGGATCCTACGGGGAAAATTTATACTACAACAAATTTAAAGAAATTTTGTATTGAAAATAATTTAGATCAAGGTGCTATGACTTCTACCCTAAGAGGGAAGTACGGTAGAAAACAACATAAAGGTTGGACGAGGGCTTGACATCCCTTTATAGATCTTCTATAATAAAGTTGTTGCAAAACAAAATCCAATTTATCCAAAAAATCCAAAATGAGCTTTTCGGACTTAAAAAAACAATCCAAGCTTGGTTCTCTCACCGAAAAACTGGTGAAAGAAGTCGAAAAAATGAATAATTCTGGTAATTCTTCTGATGACCGTGTATGGAAATTGGAATGTGATAAAAGCGGTAATGGTTATGCCGTCATTCGCTTCCTGCCTGCTCCTGATGGTGAAGACCTGCCGTTCGTTAAAGTCTATTCTCACGCCTTCCAGGGTCCTGGTGGTTGGTTGATTGACTCGTGCCTTACCACTCTGAACCAAAAGTGCCCTATCTGTGAGCACAACTCTGGTCTCTGGAATTCCGGTATGGATTCCAATAAAGAAGTTGCTCGTAAGCAGAAGCGTAAACTGACTTATATGAGCAACATTTATGTCGTGAAAGACCCTACTAATCCTGAAAATGAGGGTAAAGTCTTTCTGTTCAAGTATGGTAAGAAAATCTTTGACAAACTCACGGAAGCGATGCAACCTGAGTTTGAAGATGAGACTCCCATCGATCCGTTTGATTTCTGGACTGGTGCCAACTTCAAACTGAAGGCAAAGAATGTTGCCGGTTATAGGAACTATGATTCCAGCGAGTTTGCTGCTCAGGGTGCTCTTCTGAATGATGATGATGCTATGGAAGCAATTTGGAAGAAGCAATATTCTCTTGCCGAGTTTGTTTCTCCTGACCAATTCAAGTCCTATGAGGAAATGAAGAAGCGTCTTGATTCCGTTCTTGGTGGAAAGTCTGCTCGTATTGATTCTGAAGTTGAGGATGAGGATGACTATCGCGGTCCTGCCCCTTCTCTGACCGAAGACCTGCGTAGCGAACTCAACAACCTGAAACCGACTCGTCCTGTTGAGGATGATGAGGATGATGATGCACTCTCATACTTTGCAAAACTTGCCGAAGACTGATTCATAATACACTAAAGGGGAGATTTTTCTCCCCTTTTTTTATGGCATCGTAATTCTTGTATTTTCGGTACGAATTAGTTTCTTATCAACATATTGAGAAGATTTATCATAATACATAATCTTTCTCATATCATTTAAATATTGCTGTAGATAATCAGGTCTCAGTAGATATATGGTTCTCTTTTCTTCATTTTTTATCGTCTCATATTCATAATTACTAATACCAACAACAGGATTTAATGTTGCCAAGTAATCGTCGGGATCTGGAATAGTAAAAGTTGAATCTACAATTTTACCCTTAGGAAGAATGAGTCTTCCATTAGCATCTTTAACTTCTGTGGTTTCATAGTGATGTATTGCATTTAAATCATCACCATAAACTTGTTCTGCATATGTGTACAAGTCTCTATTAGAAAGAGGCCATTCATCTCTTACATTTACAATACCGGCAGTTAATAAAACTACCCAATCATAATCTGCCTTACCATAAACTTCTTCTGCAATAGTATCAGGTCTTGCACCTTCTGTAATTTGATACTTATTAAACAGAGTGAATACATTCTGTAAGTCATCACGAAGTTTTACACGACGAAATAGATTCTTTGCTCTTACATAATTCTGTGAAGAATTACTATCAGCAAAGGGTGATTGATATTCTAAGTCCGGAAGTTCTCTAAAGTAAGACATATCAGTAACCTACTGCTTGTTTTCCAATATTGCTATTGTAATCTTCATTATAAATTGGATTAAGTTCGGTAAAACTAACAGATAATCTCATATGAACCGGAGTTTTATCGGCATATGTTGAATATGAACCAGAAGCCGTATAATTCATACCCATTTTCGTTAATGCACAAGGTTTAAATTTGTTTAGGTAAGGATGGTCCTTATTTCCACTCTTATATTTTAAAAGAAACACATTTGGTGCCTTAATGAATAAACCGGCACCGGCACCAGTTCCCCCACTTTTTGGAGCCATAGATTGTTTAAAAATTCTTACAATTTCTTTAACGATATTAGATTCTTTTTCATCTCTTGGAGCAAAATCAAAGTCAAAGTCAAAAGACCTTAAATTAACACCACTGAAAAGTAATTCTAAGTTTGGATTTAAAACTTGACCCGTTGCTCTTGATAGAAGTCCTCCTGCAGATGTGTTTCCACCTAATGAATTTATTAACTCAGCACTAAAATAATTAGTGACTAAATCTTGACCACCGCCTTGGATTGCAACATTATTTGCGGTTGCTCCAATAGATTTAAGAGCATCAATAAGACCTTTTCCTAAATTCTTACTTGCAAGAATGTTTCCTACATTTGCTACTCCAAAAGCTTCAAGAGCATTTAAAGTAT